TTTACAGGTTCAGGTGCTGGTTTAACAGGCGTTGATCCTTTTCCATCAGGAACAAAAATGGTTTTCTATCAAGCTTCTGCTCCAACAGGTTGGACACAAGACACTGCCGCAGCTTTAAGTGATGCAGCTTTTCGTGTGACTACAGGTTCAGGTGCTGGCACAGGTGGTGCCGATACTTTTCAAACAACATTCGCTTCAAGCAGAACTTTAAACACAGGAGCAATTGCTGTCACTGGTACAATCGCTGGTTCTACTGGAGCACATACTTTATCCACCCCTGAGATTCCTCCACATACTCATCCTATACCTGGTGTTGCTCCAGCTCCTCCTCAAACTAGGAGTACTAATGGTCAACAACAATCACAGACTAATGCAACAAACCAAACTGGTGGCACTGGTGGTGGTGGTAGTCACAGTCACACTTTAAGTGCAACTTTTAGTCAAGGTGCAACAGCAGACACAGCTTTAACTATGCCAGGAATGAACATTAAATACGCAAATGTTATTGTAGCCGCTAAAGATTAATGCCTATATTTGATCCTGACGGCAAATGCCCGTTACTCAATAAAAAATGTATTAAACATCAATGTGTTTGGTATAATATGCTTCAAGGAAATCATCCTCAAACAGGAGAAGCTGTTCAAGAATGGGGATGTTCTGTTGCTTGGTTACCTTTACTTTTAGTCAATGTAGACAAAGCTCAAGCACATACAAAAGCTGCTATTGAGTCTTTTAGAAACGAAATGGTTGCTGGTAATAAAGTGTTAGCTGAAATGGCTAAAACACAAAAAAGAGCGACAGATGAAGATAATTTATGGGGGCATATAGGGTCTCATCAAGAAGCTGTTCATAATAATGATGAGTCAAAATCAAAAAGTTATATTAGACATTTAAGCAATAATAAGATAAAAACAAAAGAACGAACTTTAAAAGAGGCAATGTCTCGAAGAGGTAAAAATGGTAACAACAGTAAATAATACAACTATAAATTCAAGACTTACAATTATCTTTGANTCAGGAATTAACGNAGTTANNNCTAATGATGGTCCCGTAAGTGGAACTGGNAANACAGAATCAGATGTTATTATAGATNGCTTNANTTACAACAATCTTAGATCTCANACAGAAGTTCCTACAGAAATTCATGCTCTTCAATGGAATGCTANAAGCAACACAGGTTGGTTAGAGTANACAGATAAAANAACTCCTAATTTAGATATTAGTGAANTACCTTCTTGGGCNNCTAATGTAGTTATAAGATGTGAAGCAGAAGATGAGTATAAAACTACTCTTGAAGCTGAACAAAATTCAGGTGACGCAAGTAGAATAGCTGCCGCAGAAACAACAGCCTCTACTGCTAGAGTAACTTATCTTTCTAATAAGTCTATTACCTACTAGTGTATACTAATCACATAATTGAATACAAGAAGCTAATTCCCTCTCACCTTTGTAAAAAGATAATTGATATTTATGAAAACGCTTCTGAAAAAGATTCAGAAATTAATGATGGTAAATCTGCTTACGCTAACAAAACAGTTAGAAACTGCACATTAAAAGATTTAATTAAAAACTCAAATACTTTTGGAAAAAGTATTTGTTTAAATTATATTAAAAGTAAACTTGCAGAAGTAGATAAAAGTTATAAAGAAATTTTTCCTCATGTTGCAACAAAAAAAATTAATCAAATTGATTTGTTAAAATACGAGGCTAATACTTATGACGCTGGATATAAGTATCATTGTGATTCTGGTCCAGGATGTATGAACAGGACTTTATCTATATCTATTTGTTTAAATAATGACTTTATAGGGGGAGACTTTAGATTTAAAATTGATAATAAAGAACACATATATACTCAGAATGAAGGGGATTGTGTAGTTTTTCCTTCTAACTTTATGTTTCCTCATCAAGTAGATACAGTAACAAATGGAGAGCGCTATGCTCTTATAGCGTGGGCAGAATAATGAAACCAATTTTTATTAAAGACTTTTTACCAATACAACTTTTTAATTTTATTAATAGCTACTGTTTAATAAAATATAGTAATTCAAATCACATGAATTTAGATCAGCAGACGGGTTCTTTTATCCGTAACTACGCAGACGATGTTATGGAAACTTTAATGGACTTATCTACTCCTGTAATTGAAAGTAATGTAGGTAAAAAATTATTTCCAACCTATTCTTATTTTAGAATTTATGACAAAGGGGATGATTTAAAAACTCATACAGACAGAGAAGCTTGCGAATTCACAGTTGCTCTATGTTTAGGTGCAGATCCTGTTGATAAACCATATGATATATTTGTTGGCGAAAGAGATGATAATTCAGACTACAAATACTATAATCAAAAAACTAACAAACTAGAAGGATTAAATATAGAACATAAGTTTAATATGGTACCTAATAGTGCAGTTGTATTTAAAGGTCAAGACAAAGTGCATTGGAGAGAACCTAGTACCCATGATCACTTTATAACAGTTTTTCTTCACTATGTAGATCAAGAAGGACCACATAAGGACGAAAAATATGACATGAGGGACAAGTTAGGTGCTAAACCGACACAATAAATTTATTAAAAAATTTATTAAAAAAGAATTATCTTTAAAAATAAAAAAAGAATACTTTTCTGAATTAACAGAACCTTACTTAGTAATATCTTCACCAACTTTATTTAATCAAAAAAATAGTTTTACAAGAAAACAAATAGATCAAGATTTACTTGAAACGATTAGAGATAAAGCTATCGAATATATTAGTAAATATAATATTAAAGCGGGAGAGGACACTGGTTATTATTTAAAAAAAATTAACAGCTCCAGTTTATTTTCAAAACAAGAGGGTCAAATTGTTTTTTTATTTATAGTGGAAGGAAAAGGGGTACTAAAAATTAATAGTAAAAAATACAAAGTAAAAGAAAATGACTGTTTTTTGTTTCCTTCTCATTTTACTCACAACTACACTTTAGAAGCTAATCCAACACTTACTTTTGTATACTCTTTTATTAAATGATTATTTTTTATACTTGTATAACAGGACAGTATTCTTTTGTACCTGATATAACGGATCAAAAAATAGAAGGTATGAAGTACGTTTTATTTCACGAGAATCACAGAGAAGCCGTTGAAGGAAAAGGATGGGACTATATTTTAATTCCTGAAATGAAAATAAACACACAAGCAAGGCAAAGAAAAGTAAAAATGTTGCCTCATGTATATTTACCCGAAGCAGAATACACTATTTATTTAGATCCCTCTTATTATCTTCATAAAAGCTTTTATCAAAGATGTTTAGAATTAATAAAAACTAAACCTAATTTTATTACAACTCATGATAAATCTACTAACAAAACAGTGACTCAAGAAGCTTTATATGCTTTTAATAGAGGAACTTTAACCTATCAAGATTTAATAAATGTAAGAATAAATATTAAAGATTATTTTTACTCAAGCAATAATTGTTGGCTTGTAAGAAATAACAATTCAACTGTTAATAAAATTAACGAAGACTGGTGGAATCTTTATGAAAAATGTTACACTAGATATGGTAGAGATCAGTTGCTGTTACCTTCTGTATGCGAAGAATCTTTTATTGATTGGTATGATTTGGACAAAGAACTACATAACAAATGCTATGTATATCGATACGATGACAGCCCAGCTCACGGAAATGAAATAGAAAAAAATATAAGTCAGTTGGATATTATTAATTTATTTAAAGGTATACAAAATAGCAAAAACATTTTTTTAAGGAGAAATTCATGAAAAGCTTTATTATAACTATAAAAAATAACAAATACTCTGAACATCATTCGAGTTTACTTCAAGAACAAATACAGGCATCTATTTTTCAAGCTACTACACCTGATAATGTCATTGAAGAATTTAATAAAAGAAATTTAAGATATGATTTAAAATACAAAATGAGAATAGAAACTTTAAGTTTAACAGGCAGAGGTAACTTAGGAAGCTTATCTAAAGCCTCTTGTGCTATGTCTCATTTTAGGTTGTATGAAAAATGTATAGAGTTAGATGAAACAATTATGGTACTAGAACATGACGCTGTATTTTTATCTCCTTTAACAGAAGAAATTATAAAAGATTTTAATGAATCTAATTATGGTTTTCTTAAACTACATCACCATAT